AAAATATTCCTTTGGAATATATAAATGGTGAAGATTTTTTAATAGTATCTTCCGTAAACCAATAAAATCTAACACTTTTTACACCTGCTCTCCTTGTAAAACTACTTCCAGAAACAACTGCTATTGCCATATGGCTTACATTAACATCACTAAATGACGTGATATCTATATCATCAAATATAGGGAGTGTAGCATCTACAAATTGACCTGTCTCAGCATTTAGTACATCTGCATATTGAAATTGTATCGTAAGACCTTTATTCCCTGTACCCGCTATTGGTAAATGGCCATAACTATTAAATACTATTAAAAAATCTTCACCATTTATATATTCCAAAGGAATATTTTTTGAGTAAACATCTGTTGCTGATGAAGGACCACCACCTTGTGGGGTATGAGGAAGTTTCATCCAACAATGAATGCCACCATCATAAACCCTTTCACCTATATCAGATGCTACAATTCTATGAGAATACACTGTATTTTGTGTATAACCAGCTGTAGCATCGATACCATCTGGAAACTGCATTGCAACACCCGGTCCATACCACCATTTAACAGGTCTATCATCATGAGCTGTTACCTCATCCGTATTAAAATCATCAGTTTCAGTACAAGTACCACCTTCTGGATTTGGATAACTAACACTGGTTAATTTATCACTTCCGAGAGCACTTGCGCATGTTAAAGTAAAAATCTTACCCTCGAGTTCTTCTTCAGCACACCAAACCTTAATTGTAGTATCATCCCCAGAATCCTCCCCCAAAGTTCTAGAGGTTAGCTTATTATGATAGGGCTTCCATGGCGAACTATACCAATCTATAGAATAAGCATCATTACTATCTTGAAAAATTGACATTACTGGGACACAATACCAAGTAAAATTGTTTCATTAGATGCATTTGATGCTGCAGTAAGTTCTAGACGCATTTTAGGCATACGTCCTTTAGCATCATAATCATATACTGCTATCCTCAATTGGTTATCAATATTGAGTCCATTAATTATATCTAAATGTAAATCCACCCAATTATCACCATCTACAGAACCCTGGACACTTACATCCATTGTAGTGCTATTAGGCAAATTACCCGCCAGAGCATTAATGACAATAGTAAAGTCACCGTCTATTGGAAAATCAAAGGGATGCGTATAATCGGCATCATTTCCTTCATCCATGTTAAAGTAACAATAATGTCCCATTGTTCCTATAGTACCAGACCCATTTATCTTTGGTCCTGGCTTAGAGAAAGCTCCTCCGAAATCAACCAATTGGTCGGCATCAGCGGGGTTTAAATCAGTGTAAGTCTCCCATCTGGAGCCTAATAATTCTGCTGCCATTTGTATCTCCTAAGTTAAGAATCGGGGGCGAGTTACCCCGCCCCGTCATCAGTTTTTATTATGATGGGTCAGACCCTAAACCACTGATACTAAAGCCTAAATTAGACTTTTTCTCATTTGTATAGAGATCGACAGCATGCCCCAGATCACCACTATAAGATGATGCTGTTACAGTATACTGAACTCTAATTTGCATACACGATTTAGGCAAATTATAAGTTTCCAATGTGCTATCTGCAACATTTGCAGCAACCTCTAAATCAACCCATGTTTGAGTTGAATTAGTAGCAGCACTAGGATCAGGTCCTATTCCTCCAACAGCGCCTACAACGGCATCATCAACACTATATTGAATCTTGCCGACTAAGCCAGCCTCTTCTTCAACAGAAGTCATAATAGCCCCGCCACCTACAACAGATAGGGCGGAAGAATTATAAGTTCCATTAGAATCAACGACTGTAACTGTTTCAGAGTTTTTAAGCCATCCATCACTTGCTGTAGTTGTCCAAGCCATAATAACCTCCTAACTAAACTTCAGGATAGCATGAGTTTCTGGAAGTGAAATCTCGAGGCCAGCTTCAGTAATTATCTGGTCACGTCTTCCGTCTTCATCATTATCCTGAATGTTAGTTTCAATGAAAGTATCACGACTCACACCATTGCCCACAAGTGGACGATATGCAACATTTGCCATATCTACACAAACTGCATAATTTTCCCAAGGACCACGAAGTAGCGGCTCTTGAACAAAATGCAAGTTACCATAGATAGTATTGACTACTGTTACGGTATGCCCAAAGGCACCTGGAATATTCGCAACATCCAGACGATACTGTGAAGAACCGACTGAATTATTTAAGAATGAACCAGAACCTAACTTATTAAGATAGGTAATGACCTTACGTGATGACAATACAAGTTTATTTCCAGAATTTCCACTTTCAGGTGCAAAATAGTCTTCCATTGCATCCAAGAAAGCATCATATCCTGAAGAAGCATAACTCATATTGTATACCTTACCATTAACTTCAGTAAAAGGTACAATACCATGAGTATAACGTGTACTTCCTGCAGTCTCTGATGTAGCACCAGTGTCACCTTCATTGGCAGCACCAGCTACACCACGACCGAATAGAAATCCTTGCTCAAGGTCCATCTTATGTTCCATAAGCTTTTCAGTCCAAACACGTTTATATTCATCAGCAATCCCTCGATATCGAGTTGCCATTGCTGTTCCAGAGAAAAGATTCATTGCAGTTTTAAAAATCTGACAATATCCTTCTCTATCAAACATGGCATCTTCCCATCCCTGAGGGGCCTTAGAACCTTCTGGCCATGCAGAGCCAATTACTTGACCTTTAGCACCTACCACAATATCTTCTGTTGCTGTCATATCCTTACCAACTACAAAGAGATCAGAACCGTCAATAGTAGTTTGAGCAGTCTCATGATAAATCTCTCCAGCAGCAGCAGAGCCACCAGCTACAGTATCATCCTTAATTTTAAGGATAACAACGCCTTGACTCGTTTCTATTGCTAGTGTTTGACCACCAACAATAAAAGGACAGCCTTGATTTGCGGCAATTACGCCCTTTGTGTTATAACCACAGTCAATAACTAATGCAGAACCAAGTGCAACACCTGCCCCTTTATTAGCATCTGTAATAGCGGTTTTAACTACAAAATTCCTTCGTTGCCACTGATGTCTTTGTTCTAAGAACTTAAAGACAGGGTCATCAGTCGGTTTCTTAGCTACTTTTGAAAGATAAACAAAGAAAGGTGACTGTTGAGGAGCAAGTTCAGCGACACGCTCACCGAAATTAAATATTCGACGATTGTTATCAATGCTTATTCCCTGTACAGCAGAACCAAACGAAGGACTATATTTACTTTGACTTATTGCAGCCATAGTTTATATCTCCTTATGATTTATACCCTAAGTCCAAGGATTCTTAGACTTATGGGAGTTGATTAATTCATCCATAATCGTGTCCACATCATTTCGTGTACCTTGAGGAGACTGAGAAGGCATTACACCCATAGGCGATGGAATTTGCTGAGCATTTCTAATCTGCTGAAATTCCTCACTAGGGCCTGCATTAACTGCAGGTTGCTTCCCTCCAGCCTTATTCATACGAAATAATTGAACTAGATTATCCATAGAGATTGAACCAGGGTCAGACATTGTTCGTATAAATTCTTTAGTATCCTCAGGATTAAAACCATAATGTCCCTGAACGTGTTCGGAAATCTGTTGAACCTGTTGGCCTTGTTGTATCTGGGCCTCACGTTGATTCTCCTGACCTACGATATAATCGTTCTGTTTATCAAGTTTTTCCTGCATAACTGCTAAATCATACTGGTGTCGTAATGTATCATACTCACGTATCTCCACATCCCACGATTCCTTCTCTTCGAGATAACGAGAACTCTCAGACTGTCGATCACTCATAGCCTCTTCATAAGAGAACCCGCTTGGTTTACTTGGCATTTCAGGAGGTGGTGGAAATTCTTCTACAGGTTTGGCCTGCTCTTCAGGAGCTTGAGTTTGCTGATTATTCTCAACTTGTTGTTTAAGTTCAGCTAATTCATTCTCTCGTTTTGCTGCCTGTGACTGCCAGTATTGATAACGACGTTCATCATTTTTCGCATCAAGTGGCTGTCCCTGTTCGGGTATTTCCTCAGGTTGCTGAGGTTGTCCTTCTTGAGGAGCCTGAGTTTCCTGTTTGTCCGTCTGCGTTGTAAACGCATCTTTAACGGTTGAATTACCTATCTCGGAGCCTTCATCAACCTGGCTACCAAACCTTTTATCTACTTCGCTATCGAAAGTTTCGACTGCAGAAGGAAATGGATTGTTAGCTTCAGTTTGTTGGGTATCCTGTGTATTTTCTTCCATCGTTTGTTTTTCCTTATTTTGAGCTGCCCTTCACACCGTTAGAAGGGGTTAAGCTGTTTTTAGTAGCTAAAGCGACTTCACGCTTCAGTCCGGTCATTTCGTCGCCAAGACGTTTTTCAAATACAGTGGCTGCCGCTTTTGCTTTATGGGCAGTTCCATCTAGGTTTGATTTAAACTTCTCAACTTCGACTTTCTTACGCAGATTAACTGCTTCCCTGTCACGAGTCTGTAGGTCACCCTTCAATGATTTTATCTGATCACCTGCCTGTTGCAATTGTTTCTGCAATTGGGCAATGAGATCAGTACGTTGAAGGACACCTTCCATATCGAAAACTTCTGTTTTCTTGAGGACTTCTTGCTTATCAATAATACCATTTTTGTATGCATCCATATAAAATTCAAGTTCTGCATAACGATTCGAGGGTAAAGTACTTCCTGCTACATATACTACATCATACTTGCCTATCGTAATATTATTTATGATTTTTATTTCACCGGATTTATCATCTACTAACTGTTTATTGATAACATACTCGCTTAAAGAGTTATTTGGTTGAACAACTCTGAATATTTTACGCGTTGTATATAATTGTTGCATAAGAGGAATAGCTATCTTAGCAACTCTGGTTAAACCAGCCTCTATATCGGAAAGTTTAGATTTAATCTTCCTCTGGCCAAATTCATCCAGAGATATAGTAGCCTTATAAGTCTGTGGGGCTGCTTCAGAGTTACCCATCATCATCTCGTATAAGCCAAGTTGGTGATCGATATCTGTTTTAGCAGTTTGCTCATTTCTGTACAACTCATTAGGAAGAGGAACTGGCT